TCATTTCGGGCCAGTGGTTGTGACCTCCGGCTACCGGTCTCCGGAGTTATCTGTTGCAATAGGAAGTTCTATTAACAGTCAGCACTGCGATGCGGAAGCCGTTGATTTCGAGTGTCCAGGAGTCGATAATGCTGAGCTTTGTGACTGGATTTATGAAAATTTAAATTTTGATCAAATGATTCTTGAATATTATAAGCCAGGAGAACCTAACAGCGGATGGTGTCATTCTAGTTATGTTGAAGATAAACCTAGGAAGCAGTTCTTGCGTGCCTTTAGAGAAGATGGTAAAACTAAGTATAAACCAATTTTAGGAAAGGCAGTAGATTTATAATGGCTATAGGAAGAGGACAAATATCAGCACAGATAGATGGTAAACTTAGAGGAGCTAGAAAGAAAAAGGCACCCTCAGGATATCATTACATGCCGAATGGTAGGCTTATGAAAGATAGTGAACATGCGAAAAAAAAATCCAATAGCAAAAAACCTAAGGTCTTCAAAGTTTAAGCTAAAAGTGATACAATCGAAGAAATTGTATAACCGTAAAAAGGATAATAATGGCAACTTCAGGAACCACAACATTTGATTTATCTATAGAAGAGATAATACAAGAAGCCTATGAACGATGTGGTATGTCCACTACAAGTGGCCACAGCCTAAGATCTGCTAGAACAAGTTTAAATCTTTTATTTGCAGAGTGGGCCAATAGAGGAATACATTTATGGAAAGTATCTTTAAATGAAAACCAACTAGTTTCGGGACAAGCTGAATATGCTGTTGATGGAAATGTAAGTGATGTTTTAGAAGCTTTTATATCTACTACGGGTGCGGGTGCGAACACGGTCAATACTCAAGACGTTGCTTTATCAAAAATAGATAGATCAGCTTATGCTGCACTACCTAATAAATTAGCTTTAGGGCAACCTTCACAATATTATGTGGATAGACAAGAAATACCAAAAATATATTTATACCAAGCCCCTGATTTAAATACTTACACTTATTTAAAATATTACGTAATTAAAAGAATTGAAGATGCAGGAGCATACACAAATGATGCTGATATTGTGTTTAGGTTTTTACCCTGCATGGTTGCGGGATTAGCCTATTATTTAGCAATGAAAAATTCTCCACAATTAGTTCAACAAAATAAATTAATTTATGAAGATCAATTAAAAAGAGCTCTGGATGAAGATGGTCAAAGAGCTTCTACGTTTATTACTCCACAATCATTTTACCCTAATGGAATATAACAATGGCTAAATGGGCAACAGGAAAAAGAAGTCAGGCAATATCCGATAGATCCGGTATGGCTTTTCCATATAATGAAATGGTAAAAGAATGGAACGGTTCTTTAGTTCATTATTCTGAATTTGAACCTAAACATCCTCAAATTAGAAGAAGACACTTTACTGCTGATGCTATTGCTTTACAAAATACAAGACCACAAAGATTTCAACAACCTACTAATATAGGTGGCGTAAGTGCTTCCTCAGGTGGGCAAGGAATGGCAACAGCTGACCTGGCACTTCCTGGTAATTTTGCTTTTATTACGGCACAACCAGGAGCTTCTTTAACTACTAGCGGTGTTGTAATAAGCACAATGATTCCAGCAAACCCATCACTACAAAATAGAAGAAGAGAACTTTTAATTAACACAGGAAACGTAACCGTGGAGATTTCATAATGGCTATATCTTATTCAGATTTTTTAACTCAAGTTCGAAACTACACAGAAGTAGATTCAAATGTTTTAACCGATACTATTATTGGTCAATTTATTAGAAATATAGAATTAAATGTAGCAGGATCTGTTGATTATGATGATACAAGAAAATATGCAACATCATCTTTTACTGCTAATAAAAGATATTTAGTTACCCCTGCAGATTTTTTAATTATTAGATCTCTTCAAGTATTTAATTCAACAGATCAAACAGGAGATAGATCTTTTATGGAAAAAAGAGATACTAGTTTTATAACAGAATATAATGGTAGTGGTGCAACAGGTCTTCCCAAATACTATGCAAACTGGGATGAATCATCTATTGTAGTTGCACCTACTCCAGACCAAGCTTATGTAGTACAGTTAAATTACATTATTACTCCACCTAGTTTTACATCTTCAAATACTACTTACTTATCTCAATATCAACAAGGCATGCTTTTAGATGGTGTTTTAACCGAAGCATATGCATTTTTAAAAGGGCCTATGGATATGTACAATCTATACAAAAGCAAGTATACTGAAGGTATACAAAATTTTGCTCTCCAACAAATGGGGAGAAGAAGACGAGCAGAATACGATGATGGGGTACCTAGAGTTCAGATACCTTCACCATCACCATAAAAAATTATTAAAGGAGAAATATTATGGCAATAACAACAAACGCAATTTGTAACACTTTTAAAAAAGAGTTACTTCAAGGAAAACATGACTTTGATACATCATCTGATACATATAAATTAGCGATGTATACATCAACAGCAACATTAGGTGCTTCAACTCAAAATTATACAACAGGTAATGAAGTTTCTTCATCTGGTTATACGGCAGGTGGTAAAGCACTTGTTAATCAAGGTGTAAAAGTATCTTCAGCAGTAGCAATTACTAATTTTGCTAATCTATCTTTTACTGGTGTAACATTAACAGCTAGAGGTGCATTAATTTATAATACAACAACTGACGGTGGTTCAGGTACTACTGATGCTGTTTGTGTTTTAGATTTTGGTGGAGATAAAACTGCAACTGCAGGAACATTTACAATCCAGTTCCCTGCATTTACAACATCTGCTGCAATATTAAGATTAACGTAAGAGAGGTTTAGATGGCCCTTGTCATTAACGATAGAGTTAAAGAGACAAGCACCACTACTGGAACAGGAACTTTTTCCTTAGCAGGTGCTTCTGATGATTTTGAATCTTTTGTTTCAGGTATAGGTAATGGCAACACTACTTATTACTGTATCACTAACACAGGATCAGATGAGTTTGAAGTTGGTATTGGTACAGTAACCGATGCTGCAACCGATACTTTATCAAGAGACACGGTGCTATCCTCTACAAACAGTGATGCTTTAGTTGATTTTTCAGCGGGCGAAAAAGAAGTATTTTGTACAATCCCTGCAAAGAAAGCTATGTCTCCAGTAATGCAGGCTACAGGATATGTAGTCACTCATGCATCTACTTTAGATGAAGATCAAACTTTAGATTCAGGAGTATTAGCAGGGCCAGTAACAATCACTGGAACACAAGTTATAACAGGAACATTGGTAGTAATTTAATGAGTAAAATTGAAGTAGACACTATAGCACCTCAATCTGGTACACAGGTTACTCTCGGTGAATCTGGTGATACGATTACTATTCCAGCAGGTGCAACGTTTGATGCATCTAGTGGTACTTTAACTTTAGCTGATGGTTCAGTTACAAATGCAAAATTAGCAAATTCATCTATTACTATTAATGGATCTTCAGTTTCTTTAGGTGGATCTACAACAATTGAAACAGGTACATCTTGGCAATCAACTATTGTAACTGGAACAACATTAACAGCAGTAGCTGGTAATGGTTATTGGATTAATACAACATCTAATGCTTGTACTATTACACTTCCAGCTTCAGCTTCAGTTGGTGATACAATAGAATTTTCAGATTATTTAAGAACTTGGGGAACTAATGCAGTTACTCTAAACACTAACAGTTTAAATTTTCAAGGTGGAACAGCAAATATTATTTATAATACTAATGGTCAATCAGTAAGAATAGTTTATTCAGGTGCTACACAGGGTTGGATTCCAACTGTAGATGATGATGTACCAAACAGTCAAGCCTATTCAGCAGACTTTTTAGTTATTGCTGGAGGTGGTGGAGGAGCAGGAGCTTCTGAAGTAGATACAGCAGGTGGTGGTGGAGGTGCTGGAGGATATAGAAATTCTTTTGCAAGTGAAACTTCTGGTGGTGGAGCAAGTTCGGAAACTGCATTAACTTTTACTGGTGGAACAGTTTATACAATTACAGTTGGTTCTGGAGGTGCTGGTGGTGTTGGAACTGTTAGTCCAAATTCTTTTCCTGGAGGAGCAAATGGAAATGATAGTTCTATATCAGGAACAGGAATTACAACAATCACATCTACTGGTGGTGGAGGAGGTGGTAATATAAGTAGTGGTGGATTTGATGGTGGTTCAGGTGGTGGTGCTGGTTCTTATACTGGTATTAACAATAATACAGGAAGTGGCACAGCTAATCAAGGATTTAATGGAGGTACTGGGGATGGTAGTCAAGCTAATTCTTCTAAAGCTGGTGGAGGAGGAGGTGCTGAAGAAGCTGGAAATACTGATGGTCAAGGATATGGTGGAGACGGTTTAGCATCTTCAATTACTGGTTCTTCAATCACAAGAGCAGGTGGTGGTGGTGGAGCAAATGTAGGTTCTGGAACAGCAGGTACTGGCGGAGGTGGAGATGGTGCTTTATATTCATCAAGTGCCTCAAACGGTTCTAATGGAACTGTAAATACTGGTGGTGGAGGTGGTGGTGCTTGGGCTGATACTGGTGCTGGTGGTACAGGTGGTTCAGGTGGTTCAGGAGTTGTTATACTTCGTATGCCTACAGCTAAT